TAGAATCTCAAAGTCTCTGTTTGCTGCTCTTGCAACTTCAACCGTATACGCTTGGTCAATGTTTGCATTGGTTGCTGGTCTTTTCTTAAACCATTCTGTTAAAAAATACCTGTCAGAAGTTAATGCACTTCTGTTGGTGTTGTTTGCATTTGTTCCATGTACTACAAGTTTACCAGCAGTAGTAATTTCAACTTTATCGTTGATTTGATTACCTGATGTGCTGTTTGTAGCTAGGTGTTGGAAACCACCTTCAGACCTGATAGGTCCACTAAATGTCGAATTCGCCATAATTTCCTCCTTGGGAAATAAGTCTTATCATCTCGGCTTGTCTGCTAGGTCAGTTGATAAAACAAAATTAAAAAAAATCCTAGTAGTAAAATCATACTACTAGGACTCTTATTAAGCAAACTTTAAAGAATCTGTACTTTAGTAGGTCTTTTGTAAAAACCAAACTTAGGGTCATCTTCAGAAACTTCTACTCTAGCCATAAAAGTTACTCTGTCACCTTTCTCTGCTTGTGAAGTACCCCAAACTTTAAAACCTCTGTCATCTTGTACTAATGATTTCATAGAACCACCCCAGTCATTTTCTACATATTTAGTTGCTAAAATTTTACCTGTAATTTGCATCCTTTCATCTGTAACAGGTACTGGTTCAGCATTAGCATCTAGTATGGCTTGTTCTTTTCTAGCAATTTGTTTTTCTTCAAAATCGCTTAACATGTTGTAGCAAAATTCAATTTGTTTACTAGATAACGAGCCGTATTGAAGTAATTTGTTGTATATATCAAAAAAAGCATCGTAAAAGTGCACAGCTTCTTCGTGGTTATTATAAAACTCCCACGCTTTAATTAAAACTGGGTGCTGGTTAGAAAATTCTTTTAAATCTTTTTCTAATTTGATTCTAGCTTCTTCTTTTTGTTGTGCATCAAACTCAGGTGTTTTTCTAATAATTGGGTTTAAATCATTATATTCCCAAGTCTTAGAAGCATTTAAAGAATCGTCTTTATCTTCGCAATATTCAACAGCTTTAGCATAGGCATCATCATATTGTGTAGATAAATTTTTAATATGTATGTCACTTTCTCCAAAACCATAAGTTGTTGGGTATGTGTAACAGTGTCTCAATGTAAACATTTTGTACTCTTCTCCACCTACTATGTAATATCCTCTTGGTCCCATGATTTTTCTCCAGTGAGGGGGGTGGCTTACGCCACCTCCCTGTATATATCAAATCTATAAGTGCCATACATTTCCCACCTAAGACCTAAAGCATCTAAACCAAATATTTTTGTAGCTACTTCATCAGAAAAGTATTGGTCACAGTCTCCATCAGAATTGTAATGCTCATTGATTTGACTCCATACATTTCCTCCGTCAAACCACACCTGAACAGTATCGTCTACAATTTTGACTTTATAATCCCAAGAACCAATAGAGCCAATATCAAGATGATGCCATCTTGCTTCTTCAGATTTGATAAAGGCTTGCACGCTTATTTCAACGTGGTTTGCTATTGTAGTTAATTTTTTCATTACTTTTCTCCTTTGTTGTGAATAATCTCACATACACATAATAACAGATATGTAGGAATGTGCAAGTATTTGCACAAAATAATATTAACTAATTTTAGACCAAAAAAAAAGGCAACCGAAGTTGCCCTTTCTTTGAAATACTTGAGTTATAAACGGTATTTCTAATCGTTCTAGTTATGCACCTTGCGATCCATAGATTCCTCTCCAATCGGAGAAACCAAATGAATATCTTTCACGAGCTTTGTATCTGATGTTTCCAGTCGAAAAGTCTGGCTCCATAGAAGTTTCCATACCACTTCTTTGGAACATTTTTAGACCATCGCCTTGATCAGTTACAGAAGTTAAGATGAAAAAAGCATCTGGGTCTGTCAGATAATGGTTTACTGAGTAACCACCAGAAAGAACACCAGTGTTCTTAATAGCGTTCAGGTCATTGTCTGAAGTTCCAGTTCTTAACTGAGAATTTAAAATTCTGTCAGCTACAAAAACAAGTTCACTAGGAACTATCATTTTTGATGCTTGTACAGAAATTGTCAATCCTCTGTCATCCGTGAAACCGCCTATGTCGATTAACGCATCTTCTAATGAAGTTTCGTTTAAATCAGCCATTGATGTAGCTCTATTAGCAGCAGAACCACCACCAGAAAGTGGGTGATCGGTTGCTATTAAAGATTTACCATCTCCACCAGTAAAACTGGATGAGAAAGCGTTGTTTAATACGTCTGCACCTTTAACTTCTTTGGTGTTAGCCATAGATTTTGCTAATGCTTTAACGTATCTCTTACCTAAAGAGTCATAGAGGTTGTCTTCAACTGCTTCTTCAGTTAACGCAAACGCTAATGCCACTGTATCGTGGGTATAACGTGCACTGTAACTTTCAGATGCGTTGTCGAAGCTAACGCCTTGACCTTCAGTTTTTGTTGGTGCTGAACCAAATCCAGTTATCAACACCTCTTCTTCAAAAGCACGGTTGGAATCTTCTACAGAGAAAATTTCTTCGTACTCATTGTTGTACTCATCATAAGATAAGCCAAAGAGGCTGTTTAATCCGGGTTCTAACTCTTTAGCGAGTTGAGCTCTTGATATTGCCATTGTTATTTACCTTATGCTAGACCAGCACCTTTAACTCCATTGACATGATTACAAATCGTGCAATAGACGTTGGTGTTAGCTGACGCTACGTCATCGTTATCAGGGTCCTGTGAAATATCTAATGCTTTTAGAGGCAACGTAGTGGCAGTTCCGCCAGTTGTTACATCAAGTTCTACATTAGAACGTCCAGAGGCTGTATCGCCAACAGGAGAGTTTTCAACAATGTCAAAATTTCCGAACAAGTCAGTTACTGGAAAAGCAGCATCAGCTTGTATTTCAAAAACAACATTACTGTCATCAATCACGTTAGCCACTATATCAGAAGCAGATATGCTACCGGGATAGTGATTTTTAAAAACTTGTTCGCCTGTCGTTGGGTCAGTGTAACTAACTCCGTTAAACACTCCGACAACAGGAACAGCACCAGTGGCAGCATGTCGACCTAAAACTCCACCTGTTAATTGCGTACATAAGTCGCCATTAAAAATTGGTGTTGTAGCTCCACTAGCTATCCTATATCTGGATTGTCCTCCAGAATAAGGTGCTCCGCCATTCATACGAACAGGTTTTAATCCAAAAGGGGCATCTTTATTAGCCATAATTTTTTTTACCTATTTAGTTATGATTGTTACTTTTTCCCAAAAGTAACATTAGACTTTCTTTGCGAGTCATACTTGACATACCTACCGTCTTTAGAAGACTCATTAAACATATTATTGTCTAATGCTTCTTTTGCTTGTTGGTTTTTGCCTGAGTAATAAGCATTACGTTCGGCTATGGTTTCAAGAGGAATCTTCGCTAAGAGTAGTCCTTCGTTATATACTACGCCAGCATGTCTACCAGAATCCATAGTAGGCAGTTCAAATTCTTGAGGTAAGTCGGTTCCTTTTACAAGTTCCCAACCCTCACGAATTCTTCTACTTACATTGGCTCTATCCTCTTGACCCATCATTGATTCGCGTATCCATCGATACTCATATCCTTCTGGAGCTGGAGGTGTTTCTAGTTTTCTTACTGGTCGCCATGGGGTTCTACGCGATTCTTTAGCGTGAGTTTCGGATTCACGAGATTTTCTGGTTGTGGTTTCTTGTTCTACTTCATTAGTCATCTTATTTTGCCTCTCTTAGTGAAATTTTTTGTTTCTCTTTAGCAACAGATTTTAACCATGCGTCTTCCGACATATTATGTGGTTTCAATCCTCTAAGACGTTCAACTTCTGATTTAGAAAAAGTCACACCGTTCTTCTTGCCTTGTGTTTTTTGACGACTTCCTACGGAAGCGGAAGCAACTCTTTGCACAGAGGGTCTACTTTCACTTTGCTCGTCTTTTTGCCCTTTTAAATCAGGGTAAACTTTGTAAACTCGGTTATTCAACTCATTATAATATTCGTCTGAATCAGCGTCAAAACCTTCGTTAATTAAATTGTAATGGGTAAAGTAAGCAAATTGTGTTGCTTGCACATTGCCTTCATCACTTTGATCTCCGTACCAAGAATTGTTTTCATGCCAACTTGTAGCCTGTTGTGAAGGCTTTACCTCTTGTTCTTGTTGCACATATTCTTGTTGTTGTGCTACAGGTTGTGGATTTTGAAAATTAGCCTGTTGAGCTTGTGCTTGAGCCATTCTAACTTTTTCTTTTTGTATGCTTATATCACTTTTTAAAGAATCAGCTTTAGACATCAAATCTGCATCAGCAGACTCTACAGCCTTTTTGTACAACTCATTGGCTTGCATTTCTTTTGCATCAATAGCTTCTTGTTCTTTTTGCAACAATGCAGCTTGTGTTTGCACTCTTTCTTGAGAATAATAATTAGTTTCTTGCTCTTTTCGAGCCAACATTTGCTCTAGTCTGGTTGCTTTTTCTTCAGCCATTCTATTGCGTTCATTTAACTTATTTATTCTTTTGGAAACCGATTTAGTATAATTCTCCAATTCATCGTCTGGAGATGTTTCTACTATGTCCTGTTCTACTACCTCTACTTCAACGTCATCAGCTTCAGACTGAATTTGTTGTGCATTTTCTTGTTCATTCATCATAAACTCACTATGTCATCAGGGTCGAGAATTGTGGCTATCACTTCATCATCATTGATAATGCGTACTTCAGCACCTTCCTCCAATTTAAAACGAGAGCCTGAGTAACGCCCTATTAAAACCCATTGTTTTTCTTCACACCATGGTGTTCCGTTAAATCTTTTGCTGTCTTTATAACAGTCTGGTCCTTGTTTCACCACATAAGCAACTACAGTTGCTAATGCCTCACGATCTACAGTGCTTTTTGCTAGGTGTATTCCGCCTTTGGTTTGTGCTTTACCAGCGTAAGGAAGTACCAACATACGCCAACCAGTAGGTTGTGGCATGCGGTCTAAAAGTGATTGATCTAAAAGAGTAGGATCGAGAACTCTTGCCTCTTCCTCTATATAAGCATCTGCAACTATGTCGTTTGTTGATTTTAATTCTGCCATTTATTTTACTTTGTAAATTTCTTTTATTTCGTTCTCAACATAGTATAGAGCAGATAGTTCGCCTTGCAAATATTTATAATGTTCAATATCTTTTAAACCGCCTGACATTAAAGTATCTTGTATTTGTTCTTTCCTAGTTTCTGTTATCTTTTTGAGTTTATCAAAAAAAGCTATCTCATCCATTATTTCTTAGCTTTAGCTGGTTTACCTTTTTTCTTGATAACTGGTTTAACTTTGGCTTTAGGTTTTTCTACAACCTCTTCTACAACTTTTTCTACAACTTCTTCAACTACTTCTTCAACTACTTCTTCAACTACAGCTACAGCTACAGGTTCTTCACCTTTTTCTAATCTAGCCATTTTGTCTGCAATTCTTTTTTCATTGACTACATTTTTAGCATACTTAGCTGCTTTTGACTGTGCGTGTGCTGTTGCTTCTGCTTCTCTTTCTAATTGTTTTGCTTTGCGTAACTCTTCTACTGCTTTTATTTTAAATGATGTTGCCATTTTAATTCCTCGTTTTTGTTTCTAATTCTAACAATTTTAGATCAGCGTTTTGTCGCAATCTATCTATAGCTACATTTAGTTTATCATCAGCTATATTTTTTTGCACATTTATACGTTGTTCTTGCAAATTGCTATCAATTTCTTGTTCTTGTGCTCGTTGGTTTTGTTTTTGCATAAACTGTTCTGAGTCCATGTTTAATTCTTTGTCTTTTAAATCCAACTCAGATTTTCTTATTTCTACTAATGGGTCTTCGCTTTCGCCTTGACCTATCGATTGTAAGAATTCAGATGTCAACTGTGCCATTATTGGAGAACTGTACTGATCTAAAGTCATCTGTATTTGTTGTTGCATCTGTTGTGCTTCTTGTGGAGACATTTGTTGCATTTGACCTTGTACTTGTTGTAACTGCATCTGTACTTCTTGTGGTATTTGCTCCATAGACATTTCGGCAGACAAAAACTGTAAGTGTTGCATGCAATGACTAATAATTATTGATTGTATCTGCGGATTCTCTTTAACCACTTGAGTCAAAAATAAACTTCTGTGTGTGTCTAAGTGAGCTTGGTGGTTCTGACCTTCAAACGCTTGTGCTGGTTGTCCTAACATTAAGCTACTGTTTTCTGTACCAGCGTCTATTGGTTTAGGTGTCATGTCGGGCGGTGCTGGTATTAAAGACTCTACATTGTCTACACCTAAAGCTGCATACATTCTTTTGTAGGCTTCGTACAAACCTTGTTGACCATGTATTTGTGGGTTTGACTGCACCATTTGTAAAAGTTCTTGTGCAAGAGTAATTCTTTGACTTTGTGAAAATATGTTGGGATCAGACACTGGCACAACGTCTACTCGACCATCAAAGTCTTGTTGTTTTATTTCAACCGAACCAGAACCCATAGCAAATGGGTATTGCGGTGGTAGATACTCTGCAAAAACTTTTGAAAGCAACTGAAATTCTTTCTTTTGTGCGTAATGTAAACGCTTGTGAATTGCCGACATAACTTTTGTACCACGCTCTAACAAAGCTACTGTGGTGCCAACTGGCATGGCTGCGTTGCTATCACCTACGTTCATATCAGCTATAGCTGCAAATCTTTTACCAGAATCAACCAATAAACCAAGTAACTGCATGAGTACATTGCTAGGTTCTTTGATAGGTAAAGGTATTAAATTTTCTCGTAATGAGCCACCTGTAGTATCAATGTCTCTAAATTCACCGGGTTGCAAAGGCTCATCTTCATTCCGTATTCGCATGCCTCTGGCTTTAAATCCAGCTGGTAAATTAGCCAATGTTCCAGCGTCTATAAGTTGTCTTAAAATAGAGGTAGATGCTTTGGATAAGCCACCTATCATGTGTGACAGTCCTAATCCGTAAAAGCCTAATCCCGGTAAAAATTTGTATTGTACAAAATAATTTATTTTATTTTTAAGTGGATCACTTTCTAAATAATTTCTTCTAATTGACAAAACGGCTTCTGAAGCCTCATCGATAGTAATAATGTAAGGAAGTTTAAGTCCTGTAGGCTCTCCGTTAGCATCTACGTCTTCAAAGCCTTCTATGTCTAAAACCGTGTGGATTTCGTAAATGGTTCTGTTTCTGTCCTCTCTGTAACTTGATTCTATGCCTTGTATTTCATCAATTTGCGTTTTAATATCAGAATCGTCTTCACTGTAATCTTCATCATTTATTTCAACGTCTGCATAAAAACCTGTAACTTGTTGTTTTTTTATTTCATTAAGAGACATGCTAATAGCATGCGTTATTCTTTCTGCTGAAGACATGTCAGAAGCCTCGTAAGGCACAATTAAATCTTCTGGTGCTATAAATTTAGATATTGCTTTGTTTGTAACCAAATCAAAATAAATTTTCTTAAAGGCAGAACCAGCAAGTGGTAAATAAAACAACAACATGTCTAGCTCTGGGTCGTATTCTTGCATTACATTCATAATGTAATAATTCATAAACTCTTGAACTCTCTCGGCTTGGCTTTCAGTTTCTATGGTTCTTGCACCAATTATTTCTGTCTTAACTGGACCTTTAGCTGGCAACATTTCCTTATAGGCTTGTGCTTGAAACTGGGTAACTGCTTCTGCTAGGATCGGATGAATTACGCCAGAAGAACCTTCAAATGGCTGTGATCTGGCTTCGTCAAATTTCATGCCTAGATACTGCAAACCTTCTGTGTAAGTTTTTTCCCATTCACTTCTTGATTGTTTGTCGCTTTCTACTGAACTTATTAAGTCAGAAGACAATTTGCTTAATTCACTTTCGTCTATAAAATCAACTAAATTAGAATCAAACGCCATGTCTGGCATGGGCTGTTCTTCTATCTCATTAGTTACAAGTACTTCTTCTTCGTTGACTAAAATTTGTGCAGCATCGTTAATTTGTTCTTGACGAGACTGTTCTGGTATTACTTCTATTGACCTATTTTGATCAATAATGTCAGGGTCGTTTTCTGTTCCTAATGCTTTGTCTATTGCCATAATTTTTTAGTGTAGCACTCTAGGTCGCATTTCGTCACCCAAAGAAAATAAATCTGTTAGCTCGCCTTCTAAAATCAAACCTTGTGATTCTGCTATTAGCTCTGCTTGTTGTTCATCTTCAGCATGGATGTCAGGACCTTCATACTCTTTTGTGTCGTGTACAAATCTTGTTATAAATATCTTCATCAATAATACACCGTTCTGTCTTTAGATAAAAATTTCACTTCGTCTTGATAGTCTTCTTTTAAAGATAAAAAACCACCTTGTCTAAATCGCATCAAAGCCATGGTAGCAGAGTCACAATAGTCATCATGATCTCCGAATGGAAATGATGCCATTTCTTCTCGCACTTCATCTGCATAATCTTCGTCTGGTGCCCAAACCATTCCAGATTCAAAAATAGGAGCTACGCTGTTCATTCTGGCTATTTTGTCTTGTCCTCTGCTTGGTGAGTAAGCAGTAACAGGTATGCCCATGCGTCTTAATTCTTGCGTTAATGGTGTTCCAGATGCTTTTGCTTCTATTAGCACACAGTCTGGCTCCCAATACTTATATTCATCAAAAGCAATTTTCTTTAACTCAGGAAAATCCACTCTAAATCTTTTTGCATCTAACAGAATAATTTGCTCTACGTTATCACGGTCAGTAAATATAGCCCAAGTTGTTATGGCTGAATAATCTGCTGTTTCTTTCTTAGAAAAAGCCGTGTCATAGCTTTGTATAACGTAACTGTAGTCAGGTATGTCTTCACCTTCCCATTTTTGCCACCACTCACGCTTAACAATAGAACCTTCTTCAGAAGTAGGGTTTTGCATCCATTGTGCGTTCCATTTAGAAACAGGTAAGGAGGCTTTTACTGACAAAAGTTCTTCTTTTTTCCAATACTCACCCCATAATGGTTTACCAGACTCTGGCATAATTGCTGGAAATTCAATAACTTCCCATTGGTCTGCGTTGTCGTCTCCTTGTTTTTTTATTACTTTACCAACCAAATCTTTGGTACTCCAACGTGTCATTACTATAACAATAGTGCCTCCCGGCTGTAATCTTTGTCTAGGTCCTGATGTGTACCACTCGTAAGCAGATTCTAATGATTTAGGAGATAAAGCGTCTTGCTCTGAATGTGGGTCATCAATAATTAATAAATCTGCACCACGACCTGTAATAGCACCACCAACACCAGCAGCAAAGAACTCGCCTTCCATGTTGCTTGTCCAACGTCCAGCAGATTTGTTGTCTGCTTGTAATTTTATTTCTGGAAAAATAAGCCTAAAGTCTTCACTGTCTATCAAGTTTCTTACTTTACGTCCAAATCGAACTGCTAATTCTGCGGTGTGAGTACATTGAATTATTTTTAAAGCACCGTTTAATCCCATCATCCATGCTGGAAAAAACGTAGACGCAAATTCAGACTTAGAGTGTCTTGGTGGCAAGCACACTATCAGTCGCTTTAATTTGCCTTGAGCTATTCTGTTAAATTTGTCAGCTATTAATCTGTGGTGTTTGCCTTCAATAAAAGTGTCACCCCACATGTGTTTAACAAATCCCATAAAATCTTTTTGGCAAACGTCTTGTTTGTCCAGCTGATCATAGCGACTTAATAAGGCTACAGCCTCTGCTTTGTCTTGTTCTGAAAGAATATCAAAATCTTTAAGAGAAATATCACCCATAATTAAATCAGGTTAAGCGACTAGGTAGTGACATAGTAGCCACTTAACCCTAAACACATAAGTGTCTGTAGTCAGTATAGTCCATTTACCTGTCATGCTAAACCTCGTGCCATTCTTTTCCTTGAAATAACAAAGCCTCTGCTTCTCTTCTGCGTATCAAACCATCTAAAACTTCACCACCAGCTTTGTTCCACCGTTTTATTTGTTGTGGTATTTCGTTATATTTTTCTTCATTTAAGTCTTTTAATAACGTAGAACTTTGAAAGTTAGTGGGTCCTAAATTGTAAACCCAAGCACACAAAGAGTCATATTGGCTTTGGTTTAATTCTACATCTACCATGTCATTGACATAACCTTCGTATTCAATCATTTCTTCTTGTAGCATGTATTCTGCTTCTTCTTTTGTTATTTTATTGCCTTCTTCAACACCCTTGATATGACCATATCCTATAGTCCATACACCAGCTGGACACTTATAAGCCTCTAGCTCGCAACCTTCAAACTTTTTAATTAACGCTAATCCTTCTTGTGATATTTGCATGTTATTCTCCCCACGTTCCGTCTTCCAAGATTTTTCCTGTTTTAGTTCCGCCCCAATATTCAACTGCGTGTTTTTCTTTAATGAGTGTGGCACAAATATCTTTGCCATCTTCTGTATAAGGAACGCCAAGAATCCTTCCATATTTTCCTTTGCCTAATGATTTAAGTTTAAACGTACCTATACACAATTCTTTCAATCTTTCTTTAGCTTTAAGACCAAGTGCTTTTTCTTCTAAGTTTCTGGTCCTAGATTCTGGAGTGTCAATTCCAGCCAGACGAACTCTTTGCTTGTGTAACTTTACGTCAAACCCCAAATCTAGTACACAATCAAAGGTGTCTCCATCAATAATTCTATCTAACGTAGCTCTGTATACAAATTCATCTGGTGCTTTACTCATCTTTGTTCTCCTGTGGTTTGTCTAGTTCTCTATAGTATTTGATTATTGAAAGTATGTCTTTTGTGTATCTTGTTATTTCAGCCATGTCCATTGACAGGTTTTCATATTCTTTGCTTGATAGTGCATAGTATGCTTTTCTTGGAGCGTCACCCTTTGCAACCAAGTCTAAATATTCTTGCATCAGTTCTGGTGTAATTATTTCCCAATCCACTTTAGACAAGCTCATTGGATAGGGCAATGGCGGATGATACAAAGGTGCACGTTCTGCAATGCTTCTGACTTCTACAGGTTTTACAGAATCCATCAAGCTACAGCTTGCCATAAATATGCTTAAACTAATTACTGCTAGGTTTTTCATCAAACTGATTTGGGTTTGTTAATTTTTCGAGTGTAGCCATAACTCTGGAAGACGCTTTGTTTACTTTCTTTTGTAACAAAGCTGGTTTAGCTAAAGCCAATTGGTCAAGATCGTGATTGGCAAATGTTTTGCGTAACCTGTTAACGTCTTGCATGGCTTTTTGTTTGTCAGCTTCTAGTTGATTTAACTGTGCTTGTTGATTCTTTTGTTGTTCTAAATAGTTCTTTATAGACTCGTTTTGTCTCTCTATTTCTGTTTCTAAGACTATTTGATTGCCTTTAAGTGTAGAGATTTGGTCATTCAAGCGTTCTATGTAGTAAGCTGAACCGACTATTGTTGTAAGTAACAACAATCCTAGTATCAATGTTAATTTCATGCCCATGTGTATACTTTTAATGCTTCTGCTTTGCCTTTTACTTTAAGTGGTTCTAGTGACTTTAACATATATTTACAATTTTGTGCTGTTTCATGCCCTATAAGAGTACCAACACCAGCCTCCTTAGTTCCAGACTCTAAACGAGCTGCTACGTTGCATGGATCACCAATAAGACTAAATGCAAATCTGTCTGTAGCTCCAAAATTACCAGCTATGCACACGCCAGAGTTTACTCCAATACCAATGGCTATTTCTGGTATGCCTTCTTCTACAAAACGTAGGTTCAGTTCAACAATGTTTTTTTCTATTTGTTTTGCAGCATCACAGGCTAGATTGTGATGATCTGGTTGTGGAATGATTGTGTTGAAATGAAACATACCAGCATCGCCTATGAACTTGTCTGTAACGCCTGAAAATTGATTTACTGCCTGTACTTGTACGTCAAGCACTGAGTTCATTATATAAGTGACCATTTCTGGCTCTACAGACTCAGAAAGGCTTGTAAAACCTCTTAAATCAGTAAAAATTATTGAACAATCGACCCTAGAACCGTTAATTTGGCATAGTTCGGGATTTAATTGCAATTTCTTTATCATGCGTGGATCAAGGTATTTACCAAACTGTTGTTTTATGAGCTGTCTAGCCTTGTATTGCTCTCTAAAACGCACATAAAAGGCTGTAGAACCAGTAATAAACTGTGCAATCAGCGTCCAAGTTACATCTATAAGCAATCCTTGTTGTATTGTCCAAAAGCCGTAATAAGCCGTACCAGACATTAATACGGTGCCGAGTGTAATGCCAAGGCTTATGCCAAATACGTTTAATATGAGCCACATAAGACCTATAGAAACCAACAAAATGCCTGTTTCAACCGCCAAGGCGTAATCTGGAACATAAGGACTGTTTTCTATCAAAATTGACTCAGCAAGAGCAGCTTGTATCTTGTGTGGTTCAAGATAACCAACAGGTGTGCTTAACTGAGGCATGACTCCTTTAGCAGTAAATCCTACGAATACAAAACGTCCTTCTACGTCCATTTCTTGTAAATCCGTTTGAGGAGTATTCACGAAACTTATCCACTTACGACCTAAACTGTCTACTGGTACTGCTGGCAAGCCTTTTACTCGTATTTCTTCCAGACCATTATCATTAGTTTTTATAACGTAGGTGTCTGCTCCAGCTAAAATCTTTAAAACTTCAGTGCCAAATGCTGGCACCCAACCGTCAGGTGTTCTAAGCAATAAAGGTATTCTTCTAACGAGACTGTCTACCTCT